TCCAGCACCCGATCCAGCACCCGAACCAGTTCCAGCACCCGAACCAGCTCCAGAACCCGAACCAGTTCCAGCACCCGAACCAGCTCCAGCACCCGAACCAGCTCCAGCACCCGAAAAAGTTATCCCATTACGGTCTCATATAGTTCAAATCGCGAAGCCATCTATCACCATAGATATCTAAGGTAGTTATAGAATATTTAAGAAGAACTATTTAAAATTATAACTATAGTATAGTTATATGACTGAACAGGAGATGCGCGTTATGAAAAGAGATGGCAAGTTTGAGGATATTTCTTTTGATAAAATCCTTAACCGTGTTAAAAATTTGGGCAATAATATGGAGCCAAAGCTGAAACTTAATTATAGTCAATTTGTGATGGACGTAATTGAGCAGCTTTATCCTGATATTTCAACTACCAAAATCGATGAACTAACCGCAGAACAGTGTGCCTCAATGTGTACGAAGCATCCAGACTATGGCAGCCTTGCGCGCAGAATCATTGTATCAAACAACCATAAAAATACCCTTGACTCTTTTTCTGATACGATGGAACTTCTTTACGAGTTCAAGGATATTCACGGCAAGAATATCCCAATTATCGACGCCGATGTATGGGAAATTATTAAAAAGAATAAGGACCTTTTTGACAATATGATTGATTACACGCGTGACTATGAGATTGATTATTTCGGATTTAAAACTTTGGAACGGGCATATCTAATGCGCGTTGATAAAAAGGTAGTAGAGCGTCCACAGCATATGTGGCTTCGTGTATCCATTGGAATTCATTTTGATGATTTGGATGCGGTGAAGGAGACCTACGACCTAATGTCACAAAAATATTTTACACACGCCACTCCAACACTATATAATGCGGGGACGCCTCGCCCCCAGCTAAGCTCGTGCTACCTGCTGTCAATGGAAGACGACAGCATTGATGGAATTTATAACACTTTGAAGGAGTGTGCGAACATTTCAAAGTGGGCGGGTGGAATCGGTCTACATATCCACAATGTTCGCGCAACCGGAAGTCATATTCGCGGAACGAACGGAACTTCCAACGGAATCGTCCCAATGTTACAGGTGTTCAATAAGACGGCTCGTTATGTTGACCAAGGAGGTGGAAAGCGTAATGGCTCATTCGCTATTTATATGGAACCTTGGCACAGCGACATTGAAGACTTCTTGGATCTGAAGAAAAATCATGGAGACGAAGAAATGCGCGCGCGCGATTTATTTTATGCGCTCTGGATTCCATCATTGTTTATGGAAAAGGTTGAGAAGGACCTAGAATGGTGTCTGTTTTGTCCCGATAAATGTCCTGGGCTATCAGATTGCTACGGAGAGGCATTTAACACGCTATACGCAAAGTATGAATCCGAAGGAAAAATGAACAAGCGAGTCAGAGCGCGCGACCTATGGTACAAGGTGTTGGATTCGCAGATGGAAACTGGAACACCATACCTCCTTTACAAGGATGCCGCGAACGAGAAAAGCAACCAGAAAAACCTCGGGGTAATCAAATCAAGCAACCTTTGCACCGAAATCATCGAATACAGCAATGATGAAGAAACCGCAGTATGTAATTTGGCAAGTATTGGATTGAGTAAGTTTGTAAACAAGGACAAAACCTTTAATTACACAAAGCTTCACGAAGTAACCAAAGTCATTACATCGAATCTCAATAAAATTATCGATGTTAATTTTTACCCAACTGACAAAACCATGCGGAGTAATTTTTTACACCGACCGATTGGTATTGGGGTCCAGGGTCTTGCCGATGTATTTGCGCAAATGGACATTCCTTTCCACAGCGCAACCGCGGTAGGCGTTAACAAGTTGATTTTCGAAACGATTTACCACGCGGCACTAGAACGTTCGAATGAGCTGGCTATTTCGCGAAAAGACGATATGCTTAAATTGCGAAATCTAAATAAATACGACGAGAAATACCAGATCGATATTTTTGAATCTGACGCGCGCGAGTGTCGCACATACAAAGAAAATCTATCCGATGAAATCAAGGCAATACTTCAACGAGTTTCTCCGATAAGAGCGGAGATTGATATTACCGACGATAATGCGGCGGGCGCATACTCATCGTTCGTTGGCTCCCCCGCATCAAAAGGAATCCTCCAATTCGATATGTGGGGTGTGACGCCCAGCGACCGATATGATTGGGGGGTTCTTAAGAGCAGCGTCAAGGAGCACGGTATTCGCAATTCGCTTCTTCTCGCACCAATGCCCACCGCTTCTACGTCGCAGATTCTAGGAAACAACGAGTGTTTCGAACCATTTACGAGCAACATTTACACCAGAAGAACCTTGGCTGGTGATTATGTAGTGGCGAACAAGCACCTTATGAAGGAGCTCGTCGAGCTTAATCTATGGACCGAAGAGCTCAAGGACAATATTATTCTCAACAAGGGAAGCGTCCAACACATTGAAGGGATTCCGGAACATATCAAAGAAAAATACAAGATTGTTTGGGAGATTCCTATGAAACATCTGATTGACATGTCGGTCGACCGCGGAGCATACATTTGCCAATCACAGAGTCTCAACCTCTGGCAGGAGGAGCCGAGCTATAAATCTCTAACAACAATGCATTTCTATGGCTGGAAGAAGGGACTCAAGACCGGTATTTATTACCTGAGAAGAAAGCCACGCCATCAACCACAACAATTCACGATTGACCCTACCAAAATTCAGCACGAAGAAGAGGTATGCGAGACGTGTTCGGCATAAAAAAATATAGTTACAAACAAATATATCTTATTTATAATTTATCATAGTTTATCGTAATTTATCATAGTTTATCGTAATTTATCATAGTTTAATTACAATACAGATTATATAGGTTCTTAATTATAGAGCAGCCACCATTAACAACATCCTTATCGTTAACAAGAACATAGTAGCATCTAAAACAAATAAGCACGTCGGACATTGAATCGTGTGTATTGTTTGGAGTGAAATCGAAGAGATGTTCGTGTAGTTCAGATAGTGTGGGGAATTTGTGGTATACTTTTCCAGATGCGCTTTGCTTCTCTATTTTACATACATTTACCGAGTTCTTCATCGTACAATATTCCTTAATTCCATAACCATTACCAGTTGTAAAATATTGTTTAGTTTTCAATCTATTACATTCTACCATAATCATTTGTTTATCAAATGATATATTGTGTGCGATAACGATATCTGCTTCCTGTAGCGTGTTGTTAAAATTATCAATCGCATCTTTAATGTCAATACCTTTGCGCAAGCTTACTGAACGCGTAATTCCGTGCATCTCAATGCTCTTCTCGGAGATGTATACGCCGGCATCTAATTTGATAATATCATCAACACACGAGTGCGTTTTATTTTGTTCGGTGTCATATAGAATGTAGCTGAGCTGAATGATATGTGGCCACTTTCCTACGTCTCTAACAGACAAATTACGTCCAGCAGGTAGCCCAGTTGTCTCGGTATCAAATACGAGAACCTTCATATTGTTATTTGTGGATTCATCACAAAAAAATAACAATATCAATTTTTTATATAAATTCGCATAATGCGCATAATGCGCAAGTCTATTGGTCTTTCACTATAGAATTAATCTATATTTAGAGTAAAATGTGGACATGTTATATAGAATTTAACCTCTGTATCTAATAAACTATTGCGATACGTGTTCCAAGAGCCATCATTTCTTGTTAGATGTGGACGTTGGCAGATATCCTGAGAAGTATTATTGTGGTCGTTTTCCACTCTCACCGCCTCAAATGTCAAGTTAATGTTTGTGTAATTCGGAACCCCGAAGATTGCGTTGTCCGTAATCACGCGTCTTGTTTCGTCTTTAGTTAGATCTTCGTTCAGAATATTGCAGGTATATTTTGTAATATCACGCCGATAGTGTTTATGTATAACAACGAAATCCAAAATATCATAATTAATCGCACCATTCAATTGCTGTCTCAATATATCGAGCGTTGCCTGTTCGTTCGAGTGAACATTTATATCCCTACATGGCAATCTAATAATCAACAAATCAAATCCATCGTCAACGCTGATATGTTTTTTGAACCAAGCTGATGATAGAAATTGTCCATATAACTTTCTATCGCGTGTATGTAATATAAATGCATTATCAATAATACATTCCCACTCGTTGTCGTTAATTTTACACATCAAATAATAATTACATCCTCCGTGGACAGTATTTGGGTCTGTTTCAATCGCTGCCATTATAATAAAATGATAGGTAGTTTTATATTATTTTTAAAATCTCAATTTTAATATCATCATCTAGAATTGTCGACATATTCCAAACGTTTTGCGATGATACTCTGTTATTCCATAAGCATTAATACCGTCAATGTGTATCTTAGTTCCGTAACCCTTGTTTTTAGAAATACCATATCGCTCGTCTAGCATGGGATTATCAACACACAAACCTTCTATATATAGATCGCGTTCCGTTTTAGCCAGAATTGAGGCTGCCGCAATAGACGTATACTTATTATCACCGCCCGTAATACACGTATGAGATATATTAGCAATCCCTGTTTGGTCGCTATATTCGGTGTATCTCTTGAAATTACTCCCGTCTACCAGTAAATGATGTGAGTTGAAATTATTTATGTCTAGCCCATTGATACCTCTAATAGCCGCGTGCATCGCCTTGTAGGTAGCCTGTAATATGTTAATCTTATCTATCTCCTGTTCAGTAGAATACGCAACGCTCCACGCAACCGCGTTCTCTTTTATATACGCGGCCGCCTCCAGTATTTTCTTTTTAGAAGTGAATTTTTTACTATCCTTCATTAAATTGTGTTGAAAATCGTCTGTTTTCGGCAATATGACTGCGGCTGCGTAGACACGCCCAAACATAGGCCCGCGTCCAGCCTCGTCTATACCAACTTCTAGAATTTCATCGTCTTTATAATACTTATCCAAGACTTTTACGATTTTTTTAACACCAGCCATTGTTTATATAATACATTTATACGACATTTATACTTCAATTTTAACACAACCGACTTATTAATTTTTTCCATACATACTCTATATGAAGAAGTTTAACAAATTATTAATGTTATTTATAATTTTAGGGGCATTGTTGTTATGTAGTTGTTTAGGAAGTTATACTCGCGAGGGTATGGATGTTTCAATCGAAACTTCCACAAATCAGCCACACGAAGAACACATCGCAAAGCATAACCCTTCGTTACATTCATCCTCTGCTGCTAGCAATAGCGACGATAATAATGACGGTAATGCTTTCGGGAAAGAGGTTGAGTATGGGTCATTGCTTCAAACAGGAAATAAAGAGGAGACTTTGGATAAGGAGGTCCCTGAAGGCGATGAAGACCTATACATGTTGAAATCGCAGATGGTTCCGCCCGTATGTCCGGCATGTCCGACAATCAAGGCGTGTCCTAGAACAGAAAAATGCCCACCGTGCCCCCCGTGTGCTAGGTGTCCGGAACCGTCATTTGAATGCCAAAAGGTCCCCAATTATTCATCAAACAACAACGACCGTCTTCCTAGACCAATTTTAGCCGATTTTAGCCAATTCGGTATGTAATTATATTGATATTGATAAATCTATTAATATAATTAAATTAGAACGCATTAGTTTTACTGCCTAATTATGAAGGAATTATTTACGCAATATACATTTTTTATCAATGTTCATCGTTTTACATTTTGTGTCGTGTGGAACTATTTTAATAACACATTTTGATTTTTTACCATATAACGGTTGTGTACACCCACTCTCTTTCTTGCGAGTTTTTTTAGTATTTAACATCTTAGGGTTTGATACTAAACATCTCGACCTAAAATGTTCGTATCGTTCCCTAACATCACTATAACTAAGTCCTGATTTTTTACCCAACATTTTATTAATCGTTTCGTGTAGCTTGTATACATATCTAGAAAACATATCGCGATTTTTAAGGTCTCTGTTGGTAAGAGGATGTGCTTTAAAATTCCGTTTCAAGTTCTCGCGACAGTGACGACACGGCAGAACATTTTGTAAATTAATTATAAAATTCTTGTAGTGTTGTTTCTCGCTACTAGTAGGCTTTACCGGATAATTAAAACTCATAGTATGTAAGTAGTGCCACATACTGGGACCCCATACCGCAGTTAACATCCCGTCACCGCTTGAAAACTCCTTCTTTTTATATGTTCGGTTCTTTTTTCGTTTACGCGTTTTGTTGTTTACCATTAAAATAAGGTAAGAAAACTATTATATCCTATTTGTGTTTTACAATGTCTGCCAATTTATCATTTATATTATTGGGTGTTGTATTGATAGTGTGACCCCGTGCTTTAGTAATTGCTCGGTAATAATGATTATCATTGTTATAATTTGCCTTATTTATTTCAATATATGTCCCATCGCTCTTTATAAAGAGCATTATTATAACGCACCATAAATCTTTATACATTATTCGTTAATAATATTCTATTAATATTCTATATTATATATAATGAAGCAACTTATATCAAAGGCTGCTCTAACAAAACTGACGTCAAGCAAACAGTTTCTTATTGTATTAGCGTGTAGTCTTCTTTTTATTTGCGTAGCTATATACGTATATGTTATATACATTCGGCCTAAATTTAGCAAACAATATATTGCTAACAAAGAATTCACCGAGGATACTGAAGGTAGTGGGGATAACTATGCGGACCTATACTTTTTCTACACTTCCTGGTGTCCTCATTGTAAAACCGCATTTCCTATATGGAACCAACTTAAGCAGGAAATGGGAGACTCCATGGTAAATGGAACGAAAATTAAGTTTATTGAGATTGACTGTGATAAGGAAACCGCTGTTGCCGAGAAGTTTAAGGTAGAAGGCTACCCAACCATTAAATTGGTAAACAAGAATCAAATTATTGAATATGACGCAAAACCCGACTTAGATACTCTAAGACTTTTCCTAGAAAAGTCGCTTTAATTATTTGAAATATCTGTTTTATTTACAATAATATCGGCATTATCCAACTTGCTCTCAATGTAAATATTTGCTTTTTCTATACCCATATTAATTAGATTTTCTCTAGAATCTGACGATTCAATAGCATCAATCCACGGCTGAAATCCTCGCATAGTATCAACGTCGCATTTTACAAGATTACTAATATCCATCTCATCAGTTTCTATTTCTCTCTTTATCTTTTTAAACAATATGATAAAATAATCAAACAGAGTAGATTCAGTGTCTAAGTTTGATATTATATTCTTATTTTGACTCCAAGCATTAAAACCAAGTATTTCACTCTCGTCACACTTATTATTATTATAGCAGTCAGTAAGTGGAAAATTATTCAATATACCACCATCAACATAACAATTTCCATTCTCTATAACGGGGCAAAATATGAATGGATATGCACTACTCATCGATAACCCCTTTACTATTGTTAACTCTGGGAATGTCTTGTGTGAAATATCAACAACGCTCATCCTATCGCCATTCAAATTTGTCGCATACATATGAATATCTATTTTATTATAGTCATACAGTTCTTTAAATGTTATATTTTTATTTAACCCCTTTGCCTCTAATAATGGCAACATTGCCTCGCATATAAAACTCTCATTAATTATCCCTTTTGTATTATAAGAGTTAATTATTGTTAACGGTTCAATGTTCAGTATATTTTTCCATGGGCGCTTTATAAAATAGTCATCGATAACCTCCCAATTATAATCAAGCGATATAATAACCGAAATGAAAGCCCCTATAGATGTGCCGTATATGCTCTCAATATTTTTAATATCCCAACAAACGGTGTTCAGGCGTTTCGCCGCACCATACAAGACGAGTCCTACTGGACCACCGCCACTAAATACTAAATGTTTTATTGTCATTAGGTATTACTCAACGTTTTTATTTAATAGTATTATTAGATAACTTTTTTTCTGTAATAATGTTAATTATGGAAACAATATTTACATTAGGGGATGAGACCGATGATAATTTACAGATCAATCTAGACGATTTATATGAGAAAAAAAAACTACACGACCTTAACACTCTCTCAATATACAATAAAATTTTAGCCCGAATTCATAATAAAATAAATGTTACCTCGCGTCAGCATACGACAAATCAGTATTGTTGGTATCTAATACCCGAAATGATGATTGGTGTTCCTAGGTATGACCATGGCGCGTGTATCGCGTTTTGTATAGATAAATTAAAGGACAATGGATTTATGTTAAGGTATACACATCCTAATTTATTGCTGATATCATGGAAGCATTGGGTTCCACATTATGTTAGAAATGAGGTGAAGAAGAAAACTGGTGTTAATATTGATGGATATGGTAATAAAATAATTAAAAAAGATAAACAGGATGACAATCCAAATTCATTTATATTAAAGTCACATAACAATATACCTGTGGAGAGTAATAAAAAGGAATATAAGGAAATTAAATCTTATAAACCTAGCGGAAATCTTATATATAACCAAGACCTTCTAAGACGTATAGAAGACAAATCCAAAAATAAATAATTTTATAATTATTAAAAAAATTATTTCATACCTAAAAACCCGTTGAATACACCTGGGTTTTCATCACTCTTATTGGGTCCCTCCTCCCGCCTTTCATCGCGCCCCTCCTCGCGTCTATTATCGCGCTCCTCCTCCCGTCTCTCCTCGCGTCTCTCATCGCGTCTCTCATCGCGTCTCTCATCGCGTCTCTCATCGCGTCTCTCCTCCCGCCTATCTCTTTTATCATCATTCGATTCTTTATCATCATCATTCGATTCTTTATCATCATCATTCGATTCTTTATCATCATCATTCAATTCTTTATCATCATCATTCAATTCTTTATCATCATCATTTGGAACGTCGGTATCACCAAAGCTTGTTATGTTATCTTTGAATCTATTATAAAGTGTACGAGTATCACTATCATCGGGCTCGTCCCCGTCGGGTTTGGACTCGTCCTCGTCGGGTTTGGACTCGTCCTCGTCGGGTTTGGACTCGTCCTCGTCGGGACGAGCAACCCTCTTATCGCGACGGTCCTTATCTTTGCGTATGTCTAGATTGTTAATTTTCTCAATTGTCGCATCTCTAAGTTTTTTCTCAATAATAGCTTCAAATATTTCAAGACCCTTTAGGAAATCCTTCTCGCAAGTAATATATAAATTCATAATTATTTTTCTGGACTCTTCTACTACGTTCTGTAATTTCACATCGGTAAGTCCAGGATTTATCATTATCAACTTACTATCTGGTTTTGATTCGTCTGTTATGTTTACAAATACAAACAATTTATCTATAACCGAAAGTAGCTGGTCTTGATTTTTCTTGGTGTTATCCATCATCTTTTTAATATGATTTGCGTAATCAGCAAATAATTTCTCGCCGTATTCGCCTTCCTGTGGAGTTATGTAATCACCGTCCTTATCGGAACATCCCTTATTATTATGATGTTCGCGAAGCTTTATATCGCTAAATTTCTTAATTTTTTTTGGATTGAACGGGTCGCTGCTATCAGAGAATGCGTTGTAAAATATCTCGAGGTCGCGTTTGTATTTATTCTTCATAGTATCACTCATTCCAATATATTTGCCCGTATCATAATCATATATATCGCTGTATAGCTTTTCTAACTCTACCATTCCCGGTTCCTCTAATAAATTAACACTCATGTTTTTGGATTGTGTATTACAATAATCGGGGTTAACAGTAATTTTTTTGTTTTTCGTGTCTTTTACATCATAATCGTTGTTGTTGACAAGAATATCTAACCTTTTACTACATAAACTTACTGAATTCATTTTCATATTGGCATTCTCAGGCACCTTGTGTTTATCCCTGAGAGTGGTCTCGTTAGCATTTCCTTTATTATCAATATAAGACATAGTTGGATTTATAGTTTTAACTATAGAGGCAAATATGTGTGCGACCTTGACATAGAATTTGGCGATTCCAACACATAGTCTCCGTTTTTGGGTATCGTTCTTAACATCTAATTTAGGAATATCATTCTTCTTTAGAAATATAACCTTCTCCTTGTCCATTTCGTCGACCGCACTACCGTCTTTGATTTTGCGCGAGAGATAATCAATATCCAAGTCGTTAAGATTCTCCTCTATTATTCGAGATGTCAATATTACTAAATTATTACAATACTTCACGTCGCCTAGGTTTTCCATATCTGTGAAATTACTAGTAAATATGTAATCCGAAGCAATGTGATTGACTATTTTGTGTATATTACTCGTATCGCTTTTATTTTGCTCTGTGGATATATCGTTTCCCATTATGTAAATTATATATAAAATAAAATTGAATTAGAATTATATTAGTATATTTAAAATTAATATGAATATGAATGAAAAAACTAAGAAAATAAAAAAGAAAATAAATAAAAAGGATTTGTGGAACAGTTTCAAGAATGAAATCACCGATAACGAGATTGAATGCGTATATTCAACTGGTAAGCAACGAGAAATATGCGATTGTTGTGAGAGCATACTAATGGTAAGCGAAGAAGGATTTTTGAACTGTACTAACAAGATGTGCGGTGTAATCTACAAAGACATACTGGATCACAGTGCGGAATGGAGATACTATGGTGCCGATGATAGCAACGTCGGAGACCCTACGCGCGCCGGACCACCAATAAACCCCCTTCTCAGGGAATCGTCTTTCGGTTGTAAAGTCATATGTAACTCGAACGCTACATATGAAATGAGAAAGATTAAGCGATATTCCGAGTGGCAGTCCATGCCATATAAGGAAAAATCACAATACGACGAATTCCAGAGAATTACCATTCTAGCAAGTCAGAGTGGAATTCCGAAGCTAATAATCGACGACGCAATGCGATATCACAAATTAATTTCGGATACGAAGACCTTCAGAGGACTTAATCGCGACGGAATCATCGCAGCCTCAATCTACATTGCTTCTCGACTTAACTCGTATCCGCGAACTATTAAGGAGATTGCTACCATATTTAATTTAGACAATACGAGCGCCACGCGTGGATGTAAGAATGCAATCTCTATCATAAACGAATCAGAGACCGAACTACACCACGATAGTCGCACACTTTTATGTAAAACAACGCCACTCTCTTTCATTGAGAGGTATTGTAGCAAACTCAATATTAATAACGAACTCACTAAACTATGTAGTTTCATCGCAATACGCATACAGAATAACAATCTCATACCCGAGAACACACCGCACTCCATCGCGGCCGGAATTGTATATTTCGTCGCACAAGAATGTAATCTTAACGTTTCCAAACAGAATATAAATACAATTAGCGCAATTAGCGAAGTTACTATTAATAAGTGCTATAAAAAACTACTCACTATGAAAGATAGCCTCATACCCAAAGTCCTTCTAGACAAATACTCGAATTAAAATATAATAAGCATCGTTTTATACCGCTACGTTTTATACCGCTACGTTTTATACCGTTATAAATAGTTATTTTTCATATGGTAATATAATAAATGGACGCGCCGAAGAAAATCTTCATTGTTCCTTACCGAAATCGAGTGACACACCGAGCCAAATTTCTACAGCGAATGAACGAGTATCTCAAAGGCGAGGACGGGTGGGAAATATATTTCGCGCACCAATGTGACGAGCGGCCGTTTAATCGTGGTGCAATGAAGAATGTCGGTTTTTTAGCAATGAAAAGAAAATACCCCAATCACTATGGCGATATTACTTTTATTTTTCACGATGTAGACACGTGGCCCACTGAAGAATGCTCCATTAAATACGATACGAATGACGGGGTTGTCGCACATTACTTTGGGTATAATTTTGCGCTGGGAGGTATGTTCGCGATCAAGGGAAAGGATTTCGACAAGACCAAAGGGTTTCCTAACTTCTGGGGGTGGGGACTCGAAGACAATATAATTCAGGACCGCTGCGTTGCGTTGGGATTAACTATTGACAGAACTAATTTCTATCCCATAACAGATAATAAAAATATACACAGAGAGAACGACGGCTCAATGCGACTCATATCAAAGGCCGATGCGTCCGTATATAAACACGATAAACCGGACAACATTGATGATATAAAAGGCTTACAATATACGATTGATAAAAANATGATAAATATATCCNCATTNGAGGTAAATATGAAAATAGAGGACCAAGATTTTTATTTGAGNGATAACAGCANNGAAGGAACCAANTTAAAAATTCCGATAGGGTATAAGCGAAAAAATTGGTCAATGGCTAAGATATATAACTGATGCGATGATAATACTTTTTCGCGAATTTAATATTAAACACATTCCATAAATTAATACTTAATATGGATATCCAGAGTGGCGAGAAGAGAGTGATAACCGATGTTAGAAAACCAGACGTAGTTGATTTTCATAATAAGATATCGGAGTGGCTAACCGACCCATCCGAATCATTTTTCAAAATTAGCAACGGGGTTCGTATGAGCGAGTACACATTATATCTCTCTAATAAAACGACCCCTACACCTAGCGCACCTGGAAACATCGTTCTCGTTCAACAGTTCTACCTTCCAGACAACAAAGAGCGCCGCGAAGAAATAAAATTGGCCCTTAGATGTAATTGTAATAATGATACAATTGACCGTATTGTTTTATTAAACGAGCGTATATACACCGCGGATGAGCTGGGAATCGCCAACGACAAGATAGAGCAGACAAATATTTCTCAACGTCTTACTTATCGTGACGTGTTTGATTTTTCCAATAAATTACCCGAGGATTCTTATATTGTTCTGGCAAACGCCGACATATTTTACGATGCGGGAGTTGGGCGGGTCAGAGAGAGCGGACTTGTCGCCGAACGAAAGGCGTTTACCCAACTACGTCATGAGTATGGTAGTATTGAGTTGAAGGATTGTAAGCTATTTGGACCAAGGTGTGAAAGTCAGGATGCCTGGATATGGAACTCTAAATGGAAAATACCAGATAATCTTCTTAAATTATTCAATATTGAGTTAGGACTACCCGGATGCGATAACAAAATTGTATATTTACTCACGATATCGGGGTTTATCTGTCACAACGAACCTGAATGGATCAAATGTTATCATAACCACAGGACAGACATCCGAGGATACGCTGACAGTAAAACAAGAGCAGACGGTCCTTATCACGGGGTTTATCCTAACTACGCTGGGAGCAATTACGGAGAGCACGTCGGGGCTTTCAACCCAATTATAGAAAATGCTAATTTGCGGGATTATGTGAAGGGCAAGCTGGCAGACGATAAACCGTTCATCATTCCACGAATGGCGGGTATTGAAAACGAGCTCACCGCGATTGGTGCTACTGTGATTCAAAGTAGGAATGTTTCGCAGGAGCAAGTTAAAAAATTAGAGCAGATTGTCCCAACAATGAAGAACAATGCCGGCATTAAAGTTACCGACATCAATTCAGTTTGTAACTACGCAAATACATACCTATCCGCGTTTCAGAAGTGTGACCGCTATTTCTGGTGGGCTCCATGGGGGAACGTAACGGTTCATATACCACATTCCTGGGATTTCATTGTGAATAACTTCAAAGGTCCAAAATTTGATGCGCTCACACTGGACGTCTTCAGCAACATTCAGAACGACCCGTGGACGCTGGCCCTTAAAGGCAAACGCATCCTTATCATCAGTAGTTTTATCGAGAGCATCAAAGAGAAAATAGACATCAGAGAGAAAATATATGGAATCGACCTGTTCCCCGAGTGCGAATTCGTATTTATCAAACCACCACAGACGCATGGTTCCAATGATTCCCGCGAGTTTAACGTGGAATTTGCCGATTTTGTGGAAAGAGTTAGGGACATCAAGGATTCATTTGACGTAGCGCTGTGTTCGTGTGGTGGATACGGCAACCCTATTTGTTCGGCGATATATGATATGGACAAATCCGCTATTTATGTAGGCGGTGTGCTCCAGATGTATTTCGGAATATACGGCGACCGTTGGATGCGAGAGCGCCCAGATGTTTTGCGAGCATACATGAACGAACACTGGTCCCGACCCAAAGAAACCGAAAAACCAAGCAATCATAAGCAAATAGAGAACAATTGCTATTGGTAGAATTTAATAAATATAAATCATTTATCATATAAATCATTTATAATCGATTGCCTATTTAGTTTGTAATTTTTTTAACAATTCAATCTCGACTTTTAACTCCTGAACGCACCTTATCAAATAAGGAATTAACCCGCTATAATTGAGAGCGGATACGTTTGTATTACTCCATCCGTAATTTTTATACTCGTTGCTATTGAGGATATGTATGGTTGATATATCCAACTCCCTCGGTTGGGGAGTATATTCATTTCCACACGCATCTATTTCTTTTCCCAGATAGACCAGATGTCTTAGTTCAGGGACGTTATAATATACCTCTTGTGTAATTAATCCACTTTCAATAGAAGACGTGCCCTTAAAATCCATAGTTGAAAATTTATCATATATTTGTGGAGTGAGTTTCTGAAGTGTTTCTGTTGCGTTAGTTATTAGTATTTTGTTCTTCTTAAATCGTGCGTCACTCACAGCTATAATATTACCACTTACTTTTATATTGCCTATTACGTCGAGTGACTCATCTGGTTCTGAGTTATTAATTCCAATTCTGCCGGTTGTAATAATGTTTGCTGTGCTAATGTCATTATTAAACGAAACATCCTTATAAAATATGGCATTACCATCATAGTTTATTTCAAACGCCTTATTCGAATCCGAAGTTCCATATTTGAATAGCGCAACATCATTACCACTTCCACTTCCTATTTGCGTAACTTCTAATGCGGGTCCTGTGCCCTGATTACATATATCCAATTGCGTGCTGATTAGTAGCTCGTTGTTCACAGTAGTAATGTTGTGTATCACATCATTAAAGTTAAATGATCCGTCGATAATCAAATCACCTGTAATGGTCACATCATTATTGAAC